GTGGCCCTCGGCCTTTACCTCGTAGCCGGTCACGCCGCTGGCCCACACCGTTCTTGCAACTGTCGCTCTGATCATGCCGTTTTCTCCTTTACTCCTTGTTCGGGTTGTTCGCATTCATGGCCCGCTTGGCCGCCTGTGTCGAGAGACTGTTGTTCCCTTCGCCCACCGCAGCGCCCAGGCTGTTGGTGGTGCTGCGGGTCACATTGCTGCTGCCGCTGCCGCCACCCGTGCTGCCCGCCGCCTGCGCAGCCGCTCCTGCCGCCTCGCTCACGTTGGTGCCGTTCTGCTGGTCGATGATGGCTGCCATCTTCTGCAGCTGCTGTGCCATCTGCTGGAGCTGGGTGTACAGCGTGCCGTTCTCACTCACCCGCTGGCGCACCTTCTCAATGCCTTCAAAGTCCATCATGTCCAGCGCCGCCAGGGCCGCGTCGGCGTTGGCAGGCGCAAAGAAGCCCATCTGGTAGCACTCTTTCGCCGTCTCGTTCTGAGAAAGACGGCTGAAGGTGCTCTTCTTGGCCGCGCTCACCGTGATGTCAAACACCGGCTCATGGTCGCCCAGCTGCACCCCTCCGATCTCGCCGCCCGGCACGGCCCGCAGCTGCGCCGCGCTGAAGGGGGTGTACTCGGTCTGCCCCGTCTCTCCGGTAATGCGGAACACCCGCTGCTCGTCGTAGAACTGGCGCATCAGCTCAATGATCAGGTAGCACTCCTTCGCAAAGGAGCGGTACGCGCTTTTCAGCATGTCCCGGCTCAGCTTGCTGCCCGCTTCCTGCAGGGCCGCAATGGCGCTGGCCGCGGTCAGGCCGCTGGTAGTGCCGCCTTGGCTCACGTCCCGGTTGCCGCTGACCTCCTTCAGCTCGTTCACCCGGTCGTCCCGGTAGGTGATGCAGTTGCCGCTCAGCACGCTGGTCTGCAGCGGCATAAAGGTGTCGCTGTTCAGCCGCCCCACCACATGCACGATGTCCCGGCTGAAGTCCGCCAGTTCTTCCTCGTTCACCCCGGCCGAGTCGCTCACCACAAAGCGCAGTTTGCTTGCCAGTTTCACGTTCTCGTCCATGGCGTGGTTCATCTCGTCAATGGCGGTCTGGGTGTCCTTCATCACGTCGATGTACCCAAAGCCCGCCGGGCTGTCCTCTTCCATGAACAACGGGTCAAACACAAAGGGGTATTTCCCGTGGTCGTAAAAGCCCCGCTCGGCCAGGGCCGGGTCGTTCTCGCTGGCGTACAGCACCACGCCGTTGCAGTACTTGCAGTAGTGCAGCACCGGCGCGCCCTGCGGCCGGGCCTTTTTGTAGTACCAGTCCACCACCACACTCTTGCCGGTGGTGTCCAGCTGATCGTCGTGGATGTACTCGGCCACGTCCAGGCTCTTTCCGGTGTGGCCTTCCAGCTGGGGGTATTTTGCCACCAGCTGCTCGTTGTCCTCCAGGCTCAGGCTGAACAGGTTCGGGCTCTCCTGAATGTCGCTCACGCCAGGGGCCCAGTACAGCATCAGCAGGTTCACGCTCTTCACGCTGATGTCGCCAAGGCCCCCTCGCAGCGTCGGGTCCCAGAACACACCCTTCACGCCGGTGCCGGTCTTGAGCTTGCGCCACCAGGTGTCGCTGTACACCTGCTCATAGTCGCACTGCTCCAAAACCACCGGGATGATCTTCGAGAGTGCCTTGGCCGTTTCTTCGTCGTCCGCCGCCCGGGGCAAAACGTTGGGCTCCGGGTAGTTGTCCATGGCGTCGGCGTGTTTGTTGGCAATGCTGTTGAACAGCCACCCGCTGGAGGGCTTGGGCTTGCCCTCCATCATCTTGTTTTCGCAGTTCTTCCAGTGTCCCATGCGGAACCACAGCTCGTTGTCCACAATGCGCTTGTCCAGCGACGCCTTGCCCGCCTTGTATTTCTGCAGGGTCTCCCCCGCCTTTGCAATCTCCTCCGGCCCGATCACCTGCGCGCCTGCCGCCTCTTCCGTGAGGGAGCTGCCTGCCGTCTGCAGGCCCGCTCCGGTCATCGGCTCCGGCTGCTGCGTTCCCAGGCCGTTCAGCATCCCGGCCCCCGCCGGGTCTGCGCTCACCCTCTGGTCCGGGTATCGCCGCAGCAGCTCCTGTAAAAGTTCTTTTCCGTCCACTCTGTCACTCCTTTTTTGCCCATTCCCAACGGTGCGAGGGTTACACCCGCATCACATGCGTTCTGCTCTTTCTCTTGTCCAGGTCCAGCGGGTCATCCCGCAGTACCGTCTCTTTCTGGATCTGCCGCGGGCTGATGGGGTTTTCCATCAGCACATAGCGGCACTCGTCGTAAATGTGATCTTCCTGGTCAGAATCAATGTCCTCCACGTTGCTCTCGTCGTACACAAGGTTCGGGATGGTCCGGATAAAGTGTTTGCAGGTGTCAAACACCTGCAACATGGGCCGTCCCTCGGCGTTAAAGGCCAGCCGGTAGTGCATCTGCATCTTTCCGGCAAGGCGAGTGTGGTCCCCCGGGTGCCATACCAGGTAGTACGGGTGCTTTTCCTGCATCTGGGCAATGCTCTCACCCTGGCTCTCGTTGAAGATGGCCGGGTCCGCCACGCCCTGGATCACCCGGCCTTTCAGCATCGGGTCGTTCTCTTCTGCTTCCCTTATGCGCCGGGCCTGCTCCACCGGGTCGATCTTCAGGCCTTCGTTCGGCGTGCCGGTGCAGCCGTACAGCTCCTTGATCCGGTACAGCCTGCCATCCTCGTCCGCTGCATACCACCCCACCGAGAAGGGCCGCGAGTAGCCAAAGTCGTACCCGCGCCAGATCTTCCAGTGCGCCGGAATGCGAAACGGCTTGATGACATGGGTCCACCGCTGGTCCTCGTAGTGGGCCGGGTCGTTGCGCCACTCGGTGAACACCTGGCCGCTGAAGCTGTCCCAGCTGCCATAGAGCAGCGCCTGCTTCTCCGCCTCCGGTAAGGACGCCAGGTTGTTCAGATACCCCGGGTCATTTTTCAGCAGTGCCGGGTTGTCAAAGATGGTGGAGGGGATAAACACCCGCGTGCGCCGCAGCTTTTCCACGGTGCCGTCCGGCTTCTTCACGTCCACCAGCTGCACCATCCGGGTGCCCGGGGGTGCCGGCGTGATGAACCGGGCCTTCACCCACCCGTGGCCGATGCCGCCGGGGTTGGCCGTGGCCCGGATGTACACCTGTGTGCCCGGCCCGCTGGGGCGGTTGCGGCTCATCAGGTAGCTGTACTCTTCCCAGGTGAAGTGGGTCAGCTCGTCCACCCCGATAAAATCAAACTGCTGGCCCTGGTAGTTGTACTTGTCCTGGGCCCGGAACATGCTGCCAAAATAGATCTTCGCCCCGCTGGGGAAGGTCCAGCAGTGGTTGCTGGCGTTGTACCGGGCTTTCGGGAACACAGGCTTGTAGTACTGCATGGTCTTGTCGATCAGCTCCCGCAGCTGGGGAAAGGTCTTGCGCAGGATCAATGCCCGGTAGTTCGGCACATCCACCTGCCGCAGCGCCTCGATCACCAGCGCGTCGCTCTTGCCGCCGCCGGCCGCCCCGCCGTACAGGGCCTCGTCCTCGCTGCGCCGCATAAAGGCCGCCTGCCTCGGCTGCGGCCGCCAGATGATGGGCCGGCCGTTAATCTCCTGCCGTGCCATCCAGCACCACCTCCTGCTGCTCTGCGTCGTCCTTTGCTTCCATCAGCACCGCCGGGGCAGCGCTCTGGGTGCTGCCCTCGTCCCGGGGCACCAGCGCCGCCGCATTGGCCGCCGCTGTCAGCAGCACCGCCGCCACGTTGGCAGCATCCCGGTCACTCATCACCTGGGCGTCGTACCGCTCCAGCTGGGCCTCCAGCTCCTTCCGCTGCTCATAGTCCAGTTCCCGGTCATAGCTGCCGGGCTGGCTGTATACCACCATCCCGGTCTCTGTGGCGTCCGCCAGCTCCTCCTCCTGGCTCTTGAGCAAGGCCCCCACCGTGTACTTCCTGGCCCGGGCATCCTCGTCCAGCTTTGCCCGCAGCTTTGTGCAGATCTCGCTGGCCCGCCTGTTCTCGGCCACCCGCTGCTGCAGGTAACCCACCTGGGCCCGGGCTCCCAGCGCCGCCCGGGCTGCGATCTCCCGCGCTGCCTGGGCTCTGGCCTCGGCAAACACCCCGTCCGGCTTTCCGGCCTCCTCGGCCATCCAGCTACGGATGGTGCTCTCCGGCACGCCGTACTTCCGGGCCACTGCGCAGATGGAGTTGGAACCGATCATGGCCATCACCACCTCGGCCCGTACCTTGGCCGGGTACTTTTTCCCGCGCCCCTGTCGGCCCGACACGGTATTTTTGCAGTATTTCCGCTGTGCCATCCCAGGCCCTCCCTCTGTGCTCATGGTTCCAGTCTATCGCAAACCGCCGCACAAAAAACCTCCGGACTTTTTGGGGGAGTGGAGCACGGGTTGTGTTTGCTGTTTTTTCCGCAGCGGCCTTGCGGCGCTTTGAAAAACCAGAACACTGCCCCAGCCTCAGCTCCCTGCTTCCGCCACTGGCAGCGGTCGCTTCCGCTGCAAGTTGCGGCTCCCAGCGTCTGCTGCGGCCCTTGGGCGGGCCTTGCATCCTGCTGGCCGCTGCTGCAACAGCTCCTCCCTGCTTCAGCCGCAGGCTTCGGTCGTCGCCGTTGCAGCACAAAAAGGCCGCGCGCCGCAGCGCTCAGCCATCTCTCTTCGTTCCCGCAGCTGTCATTCCGCCTCCAGCAGCCCTGCCGCCGCCGCATAGATCCCCACCGTGCTCAGCGCTTCCAGCTCCTTGCTGTAGTAGGTCGTCCGCCCGATGTACAGCGCTCGGATCACGTCCTCTTCCCGCATGCCCTCCAGGTAGCGCATCCGCAAAAGCTCCCAGCAGGCAGGGTCCGTCCGGGCATAGTAGTCCCGCACCCGGTCCAGCACCGCCGCCCACTTGCCGCGCCCGTCGTACTGCCGCAGCGCCCTGCGCACCTCTTTCCGCTGCTTTTTGGTCACTGCCCGCCGCCTTTCCCGCTTTTTTTGCCGTTTTGGGCTGATATCTCACACATTCCCCGCACAAACCGCCTATTTTACGCGCAAAATAAATATTTCTTGTCTGTCATGTGCGAACTTTCGCAAACTCCCGCCGCCGCAGGATCACATAAGCCTGCGGTTCGGTGGCTTCCCAGCCCTCCGGCCGGGGCTCGGCATTCTCGTGCAGCCCGCCGGGGTCAAAGATCTGGATCTTCACGCACTCCCACCCCGGGAACAGCTTTTCCCACCACGCCGGGTCCTCCGCGTGTTCGCTGCAGGCCTCCCGCAGCTGGCGGCGGCTCCACTTGGTGTCAGCTGCCGGCTGCTCCTCCGGCAGGGTCAGGTTGCTGGTTTCCAGGCACCGCCGGAAGCCGTGGCCGTAGATGTACCCCACCGTGCCGCTCGTACCCTGCCCGTCAATGCCCAGGATCTTCTTCATGATGATCCGGTCTGCGTTCATGGTGCCCATGGGCTCAAACTCCCGTGTGCCGGGGACACGCCGCCGCCATAGATCCTCCAGCATATACCGCAGCTCCCGCCGCTCTGCCTCACTCAGCCCCGGGCACTGGGCAAAGCCATGCATGTGCAGCCGCCCGGCCTCGCCGTTGCGCACGGCCCACAGCATCAACTTCAGCCAGGTCCCCCGCACGCCAAACCGCTTGCGTGCCGCCCGCTGCACCCGCCGGGCATAGTTCTTCACGTCCCGCCAGCAGCCTTCCTCGTCCTCGGGCAGGTAGGCGTCCTCGTATGTAGCGGTCAGGTAAAAGCCGTTCTGGTCAAAATTGGCCAGCACCTTGCGCTGTCGGCGGCGCAGGCTGGCGGCTTTGTTCCGGCTCTTCTGCCCCCGGTCACTTTCCTTGCGCTTCTTGCCCCGCTGGCGGTGCTCCTGATCCGTCACGGGGTAAATGCCCACGGCCTGGTATGTGTCCCCGCAAAGGGTCCTTTTTTCCCGGATGTAGCTTTTTCGCATCCCGGTGCCCTCCCTGTCCGGTAAACTTTTCGTGTTGGTTTCTTTTCTGTGGCCCACACAGTCACAAGATTAACGGGTATACAAGCCCCCAAAGCGCCCGCCTCGGACGCCTATTATAAAAAGGAATGGCTTGTTCAGTTCAAACGCCTGTCGCCAGAGCTTTCCCTCTGGCAGCACCCGTTCGGCCTGACGCTCCCGCCGTCGCCAAAGCCCCCGGCCGCGCGCATCCAGCGCCGCCGGGGGCTCGTTATTTGTGCTTTCCGCCCATCCAGAACTCCGCGTCAAAGTCGTTCCGGTTGATCTTTCCCGCATCGTTCTGGCTCTTCGTGTAGGTCTTTTCTTTCTGTACCTCGGCTTTCCAGGCCCGGTATTTTTCGCACCGGTCGCTGCAGGCTGGGTGCCGGTCCGGGCAGTCCGGCGTGCATACCGGCTTTACCATGCCGGAGCAGCCGGTTTTCCCTCTGCTGCCCAGTACCCATAGCTCAGCTCTTTCTTCCCACGCTCCCGGGCCTTGGCGTTGTAGCCTTCCAGCTCCCGCACGTCCCGCTGCAGCGGGGTCGGGTCTGTCAGGTACTTCTTCAGCCGCACCCGGGGCGCTCTGGGTGCCACCGGTTTCGGCACCGGCAGCGCAGCAGCTTTCGGCTTTGCAGGCCGTTTCGGCGGCTTTGCCTGCACGGCCGCCGTCTTTTTCGGCTTCAGCCGCACCTTGTAGGCTTTCCGGCTGCAAGCCACTTCTACCTTTTCCCGGGTGATGTCCCACCGGTGCTTGCCGCGGCGCTTGTGCTGGCGCTGCTGGTCCCGCCACAGCGTCGGCAGGACCTTTTCAGAGACCACGACGCCCTGCGCTGCCAGGTCTGCCGCCGTGCCCTCGTACAGCACCTTCCCGCTGTCCGGGTCGTGCAGGCGGTATTTGTACACCATCATACGGCTTTGCCCTCCTGCTTCCCGGCCCGGTGCTTTGCGCTCGCACGCTTCTCCTGCAGGCGCTTGAGCGGGTCCACCAGATTCTTGCGTACAATGTCTCGTACTTCCGGTACTTGCCCGCCAAACCTTCCGGCTATCTTTTTGCTGATCCGCTTGCGGCTCATCCTGCCTTTGTCCTTGCTCATGCGTTGCCTCCGTTCCCGTACAGCTCCACTTCCGCACCGTCCGCCGTCACCAGCACCCCGCCGTCCAGTGCGGCAGCCAGCTGCTGCAGCCGTGCCGACGGCACCCGCAGCAGCCCGGCAGGCCGCATCCACTTGGTGATCTCCCCGGCCCGGATGCCGATCTTCTCCGCCAGGGTGTCGGCGTTCTCGCCCCGGTAGCCCATCGCTTCTTTCAGGGTCATTTCGCCCGCCTCCTCTCCCAGCTCTCCGGCATGGCCGGGGCCTGCAGCACGGTCTGGATGCGCTTTTCCACTTCCGCCGGGGCCAGCGGCAGGCAGCCCACCCGCTTGCGGCTGGCCTCCACCATCCAGGCCCGCTCTGCCAGCCCGTCCAGTGCCTGCCGGGTCTGGCGCTGCTGCTGATGCAGCGCCTGTGCGTCCGGGATGTCCTCCACCTGCACGTCGGTCTTGTAGGCGTCCCGGGCGCAGCGGCACCCGGAACTCGGTTTCCGCTCCTTCCGGCAACAGGCTCACAAGCCAGGCCTGCCCGGCTGCGGCCTGCTCCCGGCCGCTTTTCCGGGGCTGGGCCATCACTTCCAGCATCTCCTCGTTGATCTCGTCCCGCCGCAGGTTTACCTTCCGCAGCCGCTGCACGCCCACCTCGTACTCGTCGTGCAGGGCAATGGTCACGCAGGCGTGCATAAAATCCACCGCATTGTTCTCCGCCAGACTGATCTTCTCGGTC